AGAATCAGGCAACCCGTATTGGGACCCTCCTGCAGAAAAAGAAGGATGTGAAACGCCGTGGTGGTGCCCGTAACAGGAGGACAGGAACATGTGCAACGATGACCGTGAAAAGATAATGCACCTCAAATGCAGTGACGGAGTATTGAACTTTGCACGTCAGGCATACGATGAATCCGAACTTGTCAGGGATTTAATCGAGAAGAAGCCCGAATGGATTGCCTCCCATACGATGCGTGATGTGGCCGACGAACTTGAAGAACTCTACATGAAGTAGGGAGGAACGGTAAAATGAAACCGCTTAAATTTCAGCATTTTTATGGAACGTATGAGTCCAGGACTAGCGCTGCGGCGAAATGCTGCGAGTTTGTAAATGAAAATAAAATAGAGGTCGTATCTATCTCTCATTGCGAGTACGATGTCTTCCTTTACTATCGGGAAAAGTAATAACAGAACGAGGTCAATATGTCAGAATTGAGATGTCAAGCAGAACTCAACTGGTACGAGGTTGGCAAGGAAACTCCTCGTGACAGCATCCTTCTTTTCCTTGTCAGCGAAAAAGAACCTGAAATTCTGTACACTGGAATGAGTGTCAATGGTCAGTTTCGCATAATGGGTCAATTAGGTGGTATTCTACCACTTAAAGACACGAAATTCACTCACTTTGCATACGTGAACAAGAATATGCTTCCGATTAACTGCAAGCCAGGTTGTCTAGGCAGCGGTTGGCATCTTACCAAGGATGAACTTCCAGAAAATGACGAGCCCGTCGCAATCTGGCCTAGCTTCCAGGGTCGTCAGTTCGCTGTATGGAATAAGGAATGCGACTGCTGGGATACCGAGGACGGCGACGATTACATGTGCGACAAGGATGCTGTCGAGAAGTGGTATCCTATTAACTGGGGAGGGGCGCAATGATTTCCGAAGACCAGAAAAAAGAAATCGATGAGCTTGCCGAACAGATGAAGTCGGAGGTTAAGGAAGACCATACGATTCTTGATGTTCTTCAAGATTGGGCCGAGTCCTCTCTGACTGCTACATGGCGACAATGTGAAAATATCATAATAGCCGCATATCAAATCGGAAAAGAACATGGAAGAAATGAAGTGCGTGACGCTCAACCAAAGGTGGTAACCCATGATAACTAGAAAAGAACTCGCTGATGCGATGCTCAAAAACGACAAGCTCAAACTGGGTGTGACCGAAAAGTTCTACGACCGTGAATCCCAATGCGCCTACTGCGGCGACAAGGGTCAGGTTATTTTCGACCAGGACAACCAGGAACTTGACCGCTATGAAAACGACTTCTGTGTTGCCGCCCTTCCTGTCGAGTCGGTAAAACAAGCCATCGCTGCTCTGGAATACTACGAGGAGCATGGAGAACTTCCTGACGAAGAGTACGTGTAATAATGAGGTGAACATGAAACTCGTATATAACAGCATAGAAATTACATGCACCGTAGATGAGTTCGAGGAGTTGGTTACCCGTGGTCTTATCCCTGGGCGAGAAGCCTTGATGGAAAAGTATAAGGACGACGACTGGATTGGTATGATGCGTAAGCTGGTTCCTGAAAAGCCGAAGGACGGTCAGCCTGACCTCCCGTATAAGCCGCCTGTTGTCGCTCTATATGGTTGCGAGATGTCTAAGCCTATTGCTGTATATGGATGTCAGCCGATACCGTCAAAAGACTACGACCCTACTTATACATCTTCGCAGACGACAAGCGATGATAAATGAGGATGCTATGACATCGAAAAACAAGCACGAGAAACTGAACGGGCGCAAACTGAGCAGGCCAACTCCCCGAGATTGTAAGAGCAGTCAGAGGAACGAGCATGCAAAGCGTGGTGCATTCTATGACCAGAGCATACGGCAGCGCTTGAATATGGAAGCAAAGTCTGAAATCGCAGATGCTGCGGAGGAGTAACTATGTTCTGGTTTTTATTGGTAGTTGGTATAGGTGTTTTTGTCATACTCGTATTATGGGTGTATGCTTGCCTTACCGCAAAGAAAAACTTTTACCGTTGGGCAAGAAACGGGCTTCCTCACTGGCCTATCTATGAAATTTACTGTGCCCGTTACCAGTTCGGACCACCTTATGAGTGGGACCCAGATTGTCGCATCAAGGCGGAATCTGCAAGTGCCGCAGTAGAACGATACTTGAACTGGTATCATCGTACCCATCACAAGCAGCACGAACTTGAACATGCTGGCCACTTCTGTTCGACAACCTATCAGTGGGGTAAAATCGAGGTTGTCAATCTCAGTACCAAGTGGCGTAGTTATTTTAGATAAGGAATTTTATGGCAAAGCTTGAAGTGACTAGCGTTAGAGAGAAGGAAGGCAGGACTTGCTTCTACTGCAACGATACCCTGATTTTCAGTTCTCCTACAAAGGTTCCCGAAAATTTCCAGGTATCTCAGGAGGCATGGGACGATGCTCGTCAGATGTGCGTGGATGCCCGAATAAGGGGTAACTGGGTTGGTGAGGATATTACCAATCCGATTCCGTTTGAAGGTTAACAATAAAATGAGGAATAGGTGATATGAACCCAAGTTCAAAACTAGAAGCGGCCCTTGACTCGATGGGCTTGACTCAAGAACAGAAAGACAAGATTTGTGATGCTTACAAGGAAGATTTGCGTAGGCAGACCGACAATATCGGCGACATGATTGATGCGTTCAAGGAAAAGCTGAACAAGAACAATACCGAGGCGCTCAACAGGACCCGTAAGGAAGTTACCAAGCAGATGTGGAATAATAACCGCATTGACTTGGAGAATGAAAAGGAAAAGCTAGAAGCGGAGTTCAAGAAGAAGCACGAGGCTGACGAAAAGCTTGAACAGAAGATGCTTGAAACGGTTAACGTTGCCGCCGAACGCTATGCCAATTACAGGCTTGGCGAAAAATGTACGGAAGGTGATGTCGAGGCGTTGAAGGCGTTGGCGAAGGACGTGTTTGAGCACCTGAAGGCCGAGATGAACGCCCCGCTGTACATTGTCACGGTGACCTATCAGCACGACATGGATGTCGAAGACCGTAAAATCTACATCGGTCGTGACCCAGTAAAGGCAAAGCGTGCGTTCATGAACTACCAGGAACTTTGGCACAAGGAGAGCAAGCGTAAGTTCCCGAACCCGTTCAAGTATAAGGAGAGCAACGGTTATTTCGAGGGAGCCAAGTATCTGGACGACGAAATTACTGGCAAGCAGGCTGACGAAATGTTGTCCGACGCCCTTGACGAGTCCATTGCGAACAAGCATGACTACACAATCAGGCCAGACGATATTGGCGAGGACCTGGACTTCAATAATTCCCCATGCTCTCTGGAAGTGATTGTAGGCGACTACGAAACCTACGGCGGTGTATGATGAAACCCACAGGAGGAAATATGAAAAAGGATAACCTGATTGAAACAATCAAAAAGGACTCCCTTGCGGAGGATGTCGCACACCTAATCGTTAACAAATGGGGTATCAACCTCGTTGCCGTAAAGAGCATAACGATTAACCGACAGAAAGACGGTCAGCTAAAAGACCTTCACGTCGAGTTCATTCCAGCCTAGTTTAAGGCAAAAAGAAAAGGGCAAGCAATGCTTGCCCTTTCTTAATTTCACGCCTATTAGACGTGCTTGTATCCAGGCGGAATCCAGATGGTGAACCTGTCGTACTGGAACGTTGCGTTCCAAGTACCGAGTTCAGCCACGTTGTAAGTTCCCTTCGTCGGCAACTTGACAGTCCGCGGCCATGCGTTGATATACGTGATGGAGAAGATGCAGTCACCGTACATCCAGTCGTAGTATTCCAGCGTAACCGTCTGGTGACGGAGGAGCCGCGCGGGCGGGTTAGGCCAGTTGGCCTGTTGGCCGAGACCGAGGTGGATGTGGTTAGAAGAATCCTGGGCGATACGGTTCGTCTGCCAGTTGGCGTCTGAACGGTTTGCCAAGGTTAGCTCACCCGTGTTGTAGATGAGGTTACGCCATTCCATCATGGCTTCATACGGAGCCATATCTTCGGTACACACACCGCCGATGGAGAATGTACCATCGAGGCCGTGCTGACCGACAGGATAGTGCTTGTTGAAGCCCATGTACTGGAACGCCTTGGATTCCAACTCGACGGCTGGAATGTCAGGCGGTTCCTGGACGTAGAGAGCAAAGGATGCTTCGCCGTCCTGGATGTCGAACTGGTCGTGGTTTTGAAGGCCCATGCCGAAGGCGTGGAAGATTTCTGTGGAAATCAGCATCCTCCAACGGCTGGTCCTATACGGGTCGGCGAGGGTGTCAATGACAGCGCCAAAGAACACCTTTTTCTTCAATTCGTCGTCGATTGTCTGGTTGATACCCATAGTTTACCTCCAATTACACATAAAGTGAAGTGGTCTGAGTGTTGCTAGAACCATTGGATTCAACAATAGTTCTCAATGTAATCCAGCGAGAGGTCTTGGTTGGCTTCAAGCGGAGGTCAACGTGCAACTCGTTCCTGTCGATTACGTCAGGCGTGTTGTTCGTGTCGTCGCAGATAGCCGTACCTGAGTACAAACCAGCCGGGTTAGAGTTCATGATTGCATCGAGTTGAGCCTGCAGGTCCGACTGGATGTTCGTACGCAGGTTGGTGGTGTTCAACTGGAAGACCTTCCTATCGAGGTAGTGATAGAACATCTTGTGAATACCAGCCAAGAGCATAGCGACATGAATCTGGTCGAATGCTGAGCTTTCCTTCTGCATCGTGAAGTCGCCCCAGATGAACATTCCACGGCTGTTGAAACGAGTCGGGTTGACCCTGATTTCGGTCAGACGTGCGATGTTGGAATCCGTGTCTTCTGGATACTTGAAGGTTCTCGGATACTTTTCGGTTACGCCCCATTCCGTCGGGATGACAGCGTTGATTTCGCCAGCAGGCGGCAACCACCAGATACCGTTGGCAGCGTTTGCCGTGATGATGGAGGCCAGCTGTACGGACTTCACCACTTCGACGTTCATGAGGGTGTAGTAGCTGTCGAAGAAGATGCCACGGCCATCGTAGATAGCGCCCCAACGGCCCTTCACTCCGAAGCCCTGTGAACCAATCATCTTCCTGAGGGTAGTCTCGATGTTGGCTTCGCCTACGCCGTCAAGGATAGCAAAGCAGTCCTTACGGAGTTCGCAGACATTGAGGATTGCGGAAATGACCGTACCGTCGAGAACTTCACGGTCCTTCTTGAACAGGTTCGTGACACCAGTACCAGCACCGATGAGCATAGACACGTCCGTGCCATCCTTGTCGAGGAACAGGTTCCAAGCGTTTGCAAGGGTAGCGGTGTCGCTGTTGTTGGCTGGCGTGTATTCCCAGATTGCGTCGTTGATGATGGCCGGGTCACGTTCATCGTATGCGAGCATCGTGGAAACAGAGTCGAGACGTCCGTTTTCAACACTCTGGGACATATCGTAAGAGTTGTTCGTGAGGAAGTTGTCGAGGATGCCGCTGTCGTTGATGAGGAGCCTTGCACCGCTGTTCGTGAGAACAGAGTCGGCCACGTCACCAATGTAGAGGTTACCGTCATCATGCACGTAAGGCACGATGGTTCCTTCCATCTCGTAGCTCTTGCCGTTGAAGTGGTAGGTGATGTAGAGGTACATCCTTGCGATGGCCTCGCCTTCCGTAGAAAGCACATACACCTGCTTTGCAACGCCATTGAAGTTCACATCTTCGTACTTGACGGATGCGAGACCCATTGCGTTGAACGAAGCACCGATTTCGTCGCTCACGAGGAGCTTGTCGGTACGCTGCATCACGCCACCGTTGTAGGTAGAGTATGCGAAGTCGAGCAGGTCCTTGTACGGGTCGCTTTCCTCGTGTTCACCAGGAACGATGAAGTTTTCTTCCTGTACGTTCGCAGGAACCGTCAGGTCGTATGCACCGAGCATATTGAATGTCAAGCCATCCTTGCCAGCCACCCAGATGTTTGCATTGGATGCAGTGAGGTCGACCAGTTTCCATTCGCTGTTCGCACCGAACTTGTTAGCCTTACCCGTATACTCGTCGAATTCGATATCTCCGTGGTGGCTCAAAATCACGATGTCCTTGAACGTGTTGATGTTCTGGACAACGTAGATATCGTCCTTGCCGAAGATTTCCGTCTGGTCGTCAGCTGCCTTGTTCGTCTTCTGACGAACGAATGCGACGAGGTCGCCAATTCCGTACTGAGTTGCTGTTCCGAACGGTACCTGCACGCCGATTGTGGTCGGCGTGTTGTACTTGTCCCTGTCGGCAGGGTCGGTAATCTGGGTGACGTTGTTGCCAAGGTAAGTGTTGATTGCGAACCCTTCCTTGTTGAAAGCAGCAAGGATGTTATTCGTCGTTGCCGTGAGGTTGATGAGAGTCGTTCCGAGTTCACCGCTAACGTCGGTACCATCCTTGTCGGTGAGAGTTACTGCGCCAGAACCCGTCACAGCAGTGACGTAGTATTCGAGCTTTTTTGCATCATTTTTGAGCTGGATAATGTCGTCTGCGGATACAGTGCCGACATCGACCATGGCACGAGTCTGCAACATATCAGGCTTTCCTGAAAGGGTTTCATGGAACACCAT